TTGCTGAATTGATGGATAAGATTTTGGAGAGTAACGGCTTTGAACGTTACACCACAAATGAATTACCACGATATAGAAATACGGATATTGACTTACTAGTTAACGTAAGAAAGTATCGACTATTTACGTGGCAGTTAGAAAAGTTAGATTAAAGAAAAGAGGATATTAAATGTCTAAAGTAAAATTTGGTTTGCGTGATTTTGAATTCGGCGAAGTAAACGCAGAAAACAAAGTACCAACTACTATGAAATTGCCCGGTATGAAATCAGCTAAGATTGATATCACGAACGAGCTCGTAACGATCGCAGCGGATGACGGCCCATACGTAGTATTGTCATCTGGTATCACTGGTACACAATTAGAAATTTCTGTACTTGACTTACCAACAGAAGCACGTAAGGTACTATACGGCATCACAGTAACTAAAGGTGTTGAAATCTATAACAAGACTCTCACACCTAAAGACGTAGCTTGTATGTTCCGTATTTCAACTGAAGATAACAAAGGTATTTGGATTGGATTGCTTAAAGGCAAATTCTCTCTACCGGGTCTTGAAGCAGAAACAAAAGATGGCACACCAGATCCGAAAGCGGATAGCGTAACTGGTAACTTTGTCGCCCGTGGTGACGATGAAAACGGAAACGTTCTTCTCATTGGTCGTGAAGATAACGCTGAATTTGTTTTGGCAGACTTCAAGAAAATGGTATTCCCAACTGCCTAATTGCATAACATGAAAGCATGAGTATAAACTCATGCTTTTTATTTTTATTAATTTTCCAATAAGGAGTGAGAGAAATGTTTGAAATCAAATTGCTAAAGGGTGGTGTTGAGAAAGAATTTTCAAAGGCCTATGTGACCGTAGAGGATAATCTACTAGCGGTTGAGCATCAAGTACGCCAAACGGCATTGACCCAAAATGATAAATTATTCAACAATCCTAAAGAACATCGGAAATTAAATGAAGCTTATCTACAGATGTTTGTTGATATGTACGGCAATCAATTTACGGTTGATGATTTAAAACAAGCTAACATTGATGTTTTGAAGGAATTAGAAAAACTCTACCTATCTGCCCTTGGTATTAACTTAGACGAGGAAGCTAAGGAAGAAAAAAAGAAACAATAACCCCCGAACAAGCTAGAGATAGTCTTTTGGCGTGGGTTCAACAGTTGATGTCTAACGGCTACACCATCACAGAAATTAAGAAGCTGAAGACGAGCGACCTTGATTTGATGGTACGTGCAATGGAGACACAAGTAAAAGAGACCGAGAAAGAAACCACGCTAGACAAAGCATTTCCACTCTTATTTGGATAGAAAGGGGGATAAATGGCTAGTAATTTAGGTGAACTAGTCGCAACGGCTTCCTTAGACATAGCGCCTTTTGTCGGTAACACGAAACAACTTAGTATGTACATGAGAGGGCTTGATAAGTCCTTGAATGCTATGGAAAAGAGTTTTAAAAATGCCGGAAATGGTGCTAAAAACTTAGGCGGTATGCGTACTGTTTTGGCAGAAACTGGAAAGAGCATACAAGCCTACGAAGGTATTCTGAAGAAACAAACAGATCATTATAATGAACTAAAAAGTAAAATTGGTGATTTTGGCACTGCTAGTGCAAAAAACAAAGAAGATTTGCTAAGTGCTAGAAATGCCATGCTCCAAACTGCCACTACTATTTCAGACTTGAAAAGTAGGTATGTTGAATTAACCAAAGAAATCAACATCCAGTCCTCATCGTGGACGAAGATTGGAAGCAATCTAACATCATTTGGAGGTAGAATGAAAGACATCGGCACTAAAATAAGCGGTGTCGGTTCTGCACTTACCAAAGGTGTAACTGCTCCATTGGTAGCCGGTGCTGGGATTGCGATTAAAGCGGCAATGGACTATGAGAGTGCTTTTGCCGGAGTACGTAAGACGGTGGATGAAACGGCTACAACATCTTATGAGAGGTTATCAAACGGCATTCGGAACATGGCTAAAGAAATGCCAGCTAGTGCCGTGCAGATTGCAAAAGTAGCTGAAGTAGCTGGGCAGTTAGGAATTAAAGCAGATAGTATCTTATCATTCTCAAAAACCATGATTGACATGGGAGAATCTACTAACTTGAGCGCTGAAGAGGCGGCAACTGCAATCGCTAAAATCGGTAATGTACTAGGTCTGACATCCAAAGATTACTCACGCTTTGGATCGAGTGTAGTTGATTTAGGTAACAATTTTGCGACTACTGAACGTGATATCGTTGAAATGAGTAATCGTTTGGCAGCGGGCGGTAAAATAGCCGGACTAACTGCACCAGAAATCTTAGGTCTAGCTACTGCTATGAGTAGTGTAGGTATTGAGGCTGAAGCTGGAGGCACTGCAATGACCCAGACCCTAACCGCAATCGGTAAGGCAGTGTCTGGAGTTGGCAAAGGCGCTACTGAAAAGTTAGAGTCTATCGCTAGTGTGTCTGGTATGACCGCTGAACAATTTTCGAGAGCTTGGAAAGAGAAGCCAGCACAAGCTTTACAATCCTTTATTAAAGGGTTACAAAAAGCCACTGACGAGGGCAAGAGCATGGACGGCATCCTTGACGAACTTGGAATGACCGGTATTCGCCAAGGAAATATGTTGAAGTCGTTAGCGTTATCATCTGACAAAATGACTGATGCAGTCAATAGGTCGAATAAAGCTTGGAAAGAAAACTCAGCCTTGACAAGCGAGGCCCAAAAACGTTATGAAACCACAGAATCGCAACTTAAAATCTTTAAGAACAAGCTAACTGACATTGCTATCGAATTTGGCGGGCCATTATTGAAGGCTTTAAACAGTGGCTTGGATGCTGCTAAACCGTGGTTACAGACTCTGTCTGATATGGCTAAGAAATTTAGCGAAATGTCTAGAGAACAGCAACAGAATGTTATCAAGTGGGGCTTGATGGCCGCCGCAATCGGCCCAGCTCTAAAATTACTAGGTGGTGGCCTAAGTATTATTGGTGGCTTTACTAAAGGTCTTGGGAGTATTGCTAGTGGCATTGGTAAGTTTTCTGGCCTTTTAAAAACATTTAAAGATGCCGGATCAATTGCCGGTGGATTTAAAGCGTTATCTGCTGGAATCGGTGGAGTTGGAACGGCTACTGCTGAAGCTAATGCAAGTGCCGGATTACTATCATCTACCATAGCTACACTTGGTAGTATACCGACGTGGGGCATTTTAGTGGGTGGTGCAGCCTTAATAGGTTTAGGTTATATCACCAAAGAAATCACTGAAGCTAATGAGCGTACAGAGCGTTGGGGTACATCTGTATCTAAACTGCAAGATGAACAACTTGGTAGCTTCAAGGCCAAAGTCGATGAAGCAAACAAGGCTATGGTTGACTTTGGAGCAACTTCTGGAAATGTCGATAATGTCAAGGCATCTTTCGAGAAGTTGAACAACGAAATTGACAAGTTGATTGATGAGAAGAAAGAAAAACTTGAAGCCTTAGCTAAAGAAGTCGGTATGTCTGAAGCAGTTCAAAAAGAACAACAAGAACAGCTAGACCAGACTAAAACAAATATACGTAACATGACTGAAGAAGTCGGTCGTATCTACCAAAATGCTAAAGAGCAACATCGTGATTTAACACGAGAAGAAAGTGCGATAGTTTTAAATGCTCAAAATCAAATGATTAGCGAGCAATTAGACTTATTGAACATTTCCAAAGACAAGAAAACAGCCATCATGAAAGCCATGAATGGTGAAGTTAAAAGCCTCAATGAGCAACAACGACAAGAAGCCTTGGATGTCGTATGGAATTGGATTCAAGAGGAAAATAAACTTTATGACAAACGCAAGAAAGCCATTGAGGATGCTTACAAAGGCGCTAAAAGCGTTGAAGCTTTGAAAGAAAAACATCAAAAACTGGAAGCGCTCGAAAATGAACATGTCGGTAAAATGGAAGCTTACCAACAGAAATATTTTGAGTTAGAAAAAAACTTCCTAGATAATTATAACGGTCGTTGGACTAAAGAAGCCTTGGGAGGTGCTAAATCCCGTATGGCTGCATTGGGTCTTGATGTCAAACAGTTTGAAGAGTATATGCGTACTGCTGCTGACACGGTGAAAACATCGTCTGGCATCGTTGCAAAATCTCTAACAAACATGAGTCAAGAGACCGCTGAAGCCAATTTAATTTGGAACTCACTTGTTTTTGATGATAAAAAAGGTGAGGTCAAAACTAATGCAGTGGAAGAAGTGAAAAAGGCCCTTGAAGCAGAAGGCGGATGGGAATCTATGCAGTTTGTACTTAAAAACGCAAACCTTGAAACCAACGCTAAGATGGTTATCGGTCAAGCATTGGTAGAAGCTGGCAAATGGGATAGCTTGACCGTTGAAGAAAAAGAACTTGTGTTAGATGGACACAAGGGAATGCAAGCCATTCTTGAAAACAAGGAAGCCCTTGCTCAATGGAACGCCCTTCCAGCGGAAGCAAAAGAACTTCTAATGAAGAATGAGGCATTTCTAAACTCTGGAAACCTCGCTATTTCTACCTTGCAAAAATGGAATCAGTTGACCCCAGAGCAAAAAGAACTTATCGCTAAAGATTTGGCCACTGGTGAAGTAACCAAAATTCAACAAGCATTGAATACATTGGTCGGTATGAATCCTAATATCCCAATCAATGCACAAGATAATTCGAGCAAAGTTATCTCTCAAGTGATGAATGATATCTTGAATATCCCTAAAGAGACCAATACTAATATCAATGCTGACCCGTCAAGTGCAGTCCAAGGTAAGGACACAGCCATTCAAGCGTACAACGATGTCAATAATTACCAAGTTCCTACGAAGCAAATCACTGCTGATTCCACAAATGCAGTAAATGCGGGACAATCTGCTATTAACAAGCAAAATGAATGGAATGGCCTTGGAAGTCCGATGAAGTACATCACGGGTGACGCTTCAAGTGCTGTCAACGCTGCAAACTCCGCAAGCGGGGCGATCCGCTCTGTACCGACTAGCTGGCATACGACTATCACAGCCACAGAAGTAGTCAATCGTGTAGTTAACACTGTCGGTCGGTTATTCGGACACAAAAACGGTACGAACTACCACCAAGGCGGACTCGCAATGGTCAATGACCAAGAAGGGCCGATGTACAAAGAGTTGGTTACTCTACCAAACGGACGTAGTTTCATTCCAGATGGTCGTAACGTAGTCTTAGACCTTCCAAGGGGTTCAAAAGTCCTACGTGCCGGATTGACTAAAAACTTGATGAACTCATTAGGTATGCCAAACTACGCCAATGGTGTTGGATGGGAGAAATCTAAAATCGCAAACATCACACAACGCATCAAGAATGTTAATGAATGGAAGGAAGGACATACTAGCAAGGATGTCACTCCATTCTTAGAAGAATTGATACGTCAAGTGAAGAACGGCAATCAAAATGAACGACCTAATCAAAGCTATACGCTAAATGTGAATAGCAATGGCAACAACCAAGAGTTAACGCCAGAATTTATGAAGAAACTGCTAAGAGAGTTAGCGTACTACACTAATCAAGAAGGAGGGAAATTAGCTTGACGACATTTACTTTTAATGGAAAGACCAATACAGAATTTGGCTTACGAGTAGCAGAAGGCAAGAAGATTTCCACTTCTGGTCTTGATGTGGAACGTGTGGCAGTGCCGGGGCGTGATGGTGAGTTATTAATCAGTAACAACCGTCTTAATTCGGCTGAATTGAGTTTCCCCGTAAACTTTGTAAAAGAAAAAGGCCTGATTGCTACAGAAGTTTATAGAATTTCCGAGTGGTTAAGCGCTGAGGGATATAAGGATTTAACAATCTCTTACGACCCAGATTTTATCTATCGTGCTGCATACCTCGAAACCTTTAGCATCGAGGAAACTATGCGTCAGTTTGGTAAAACGACCATTAATTTTGTTTGCTATCCAGTCAAATTCTACAAGCAAGGCCGTGCTACTCAAAAACTTTCAAATGGTGCAACAGTCAACGGTATCGGGAATGTGAATGCAAAACCTATCATCACACTTGTAGGGTCTGGTGATTGTACGCTTACTATCAATGGTCGCAAGACTAAGCTACGTGCCATACAAGGCAAGATAACCCTCGATATGCAAGCGAACCAAGTGTACAAGGACAATCTGCCTGCTTGGGATAAAGTTGTGCGGTCTCCACAATTTCAAATGCCTTATTTTGACCATGACCGTAACTTAATATCATGGGATGGGAATTTTGAAGTGTTTACAATCCCAAATTGGGGGGTTAAGCTAT